TTGTCAGAAGTAGCGGCCACGGCTTCTTTTAGAAGCGTCTGTTTCTGTGCCAGAAGTTCCGTATTTTTCGGATCCAGTTTCAGGCCTTTTTCGACTTCTTTTAATTCTTTCTGCAGATCGCGCGACTGTTTATTGACGCCCGAAAGGGCTTTATCTAACTTCGTAGTGTCGCCGCCGATCTCAATGGTAATTCCTTTTATTGTGCTTGCTGCCACCTGCTATTCACCGCCCCTTCGTTTGAACTTCTCGCGAATGGCCTTTCGGTCCGGTTCTGTTTGTGAAATTCGCCAACAATTTTCAAGGTATTTTCTGCCTTCCTTTGTCTGGTTCATTTCGTGAATAAACGCTTCGCGCATGAAGAAAAGGTATAGATCAAGGTCCAGTTCTTGCACCTGCCATATATTCAAACCGGTGTAGTCAATCACCAGTTTTTCGCCGCGTGTGAGTGTTTTATAATACACCCCTTCGTTATCCCCGCCGGGATAGAAGGGGATCTTTAGTTTGGGTTATTCTTTACGCCGCCCGCGAACTCCATGTAAGCGTCGATCAGTGCTTCCATTTCCTCGGTGTCGTAATCGTCCGTGATCTCTTTCGTCGTCACCTGCTCCCCGGTCATATTGTGGGAAAGAATTTCGGCGCAAAGGCCGCCCAGTGTGTCCATGGCGTCTTCTGCCGTCATGCTGTCCGTGTCCATTTCCTGCAGTGCTGACAGTTTTTCAAACGTCTTTTTCATAGGCATTTTCACGATCAGTTTTCTATTGTCTTTCAGTGTTACGGTCATGAAGGAACGCTTCACCTTGTTAAAATCAAAACTTAAATTCGCCACGCTAATTTCTCCTTTCTACTAAATAACGGCAAGGCGTACCCGCCGCCCTGCCGTTATGGTTTTGCTTTTATACTGCTGCTGCTTCGCTCTCTGTCATTTCCTCTTCGTACATAAGAAGGGTTCCTTCTTCGTCCATAGGAAGGGCCGTGATCTCTTCGTCCACAACGGTTTCTTTGTCTTTCTCGAAAGAAATTGTGAAGCCTGCCTGATTGTTTCCGACGATCATTACCCAAATATCGCCGTCCACTGCGTCTTTGTGGTGAAGGCAGATAACATAGCGCGCGCCCTGTCTGTTGTCGATACCGCCGATCTTTACGGTGCGGCGCTTCTTCGCCTTGTCTTCTGTAACTCTGGCGGTGTCACAAAGGTATTTGAACTTGTTTCCGTCAAAGGTCATAATTCCTGTTTTCAGGGTTACTTCCTCTTCTGTTACGATCGTTTTGCTCTTCTTTCCAGTGTCGTCCTTTGCGGTGTAGAAAGAAGGTTTGTATTCCACGGACGCGCCGCCGGAAATATAGGCCATTAAATTTTCAGGCTTGCAAATATCTGCAGTCACTGGAACGGTCGAACCGTCGAAGGCCTGAATATACACATCAGCGCTTCCAAGAATTATTCTTTCCATGCTCTGTTCTCCTTTCATTTTTTCTGTGTGATCGTGAAGTCGTAGGCCGTCTGTGTTGTGTCTTCCTGTGGTATCTGTGCTTGATACTTCCGAAACTCAACGTCGAACAAAACCTTTTCTTCGATCTGCTTTTCCAGATCCGGATCTGCTTTTCTCTCTGTGTAAAGTTCCAGTGATCCTTCAATCTCACGGATCCGGTTTTTGGTATCGTCGCCCCGCTGCCTTTCCGCGGAAAGGTACACAAGAAACGGGGGATCTGGTACCGGTTTTTTATTTGTTGCTGTGAACTGATTTCGCGCAATCGGAAGGCCTAACCCTTCGGCGCGTTTTATGATCTCTTCAAACGTCGTCACCTTCCGATCGCTCCTTTCACTTTGTCTTCAAACTCTGCCGCGGCTTTTTCCTCTACCGGGCGAATATGTTCGATCGCTTTTACTCTGCGTCCGTCGCGGCCGACGTGTCCTTTTTCAAGAAGGTGCGTCAACTGATAATCGGTCTTGTTGTAAACCGTGTTTCGTTTGGAACTCTTGCTTTCGTAAGTGTTCTTTTTGGCCCACCCCTTCGCATAAGAACCAGTTAAAACCGGGCTTGTGCTTTTCAACTCCTGAACGGCTTCTTCGGCCACTTCGTCGGTTGCTTTTTTGATCGCGTCCGCTACTTCCTGCGAATACTCGCTAAGCCCCTGCGCCAATTCCTGCGCAAGTTCACTAACCTTTATACCCACTATCTGTTCCCTACTCTCTGCCCTGCGTACACTTCGATCTTGTCGTTTGCTTTCGGGCCATACGTCCGGTACACCGTCAAGCGCTCCGAACCGTACAGAACGACGTCTTGACCGGTGTATTCGTTCGCGAAAACCTCAAACATATAGCGGGCTTTCATTCCCTTTTCACCTGCTGCCGCGTATTCATCACGGCCGATCGGGTTCACTGTCGCGAAAATCTTCACTTTCACGTCTTCTTCGCGGGTTTCTCCCTGATCTATCAATGTTATTACTGCGTCGATCTGTATTCACCGCCTTTTATTTTGGTTAAGATCATGTTGTAACTGTTCATTAACCGTTCGTGGTTTGCGTCCATGCTATAATTTGCCTTGACATAAGTTAGAACGGCTTCAATTATCAACGGATCTTCCGGGGCTTTCAGGTATTCTTCCGCGACACCTATTCTTTTCAGGTCTGCCAGCGCAAAGTCAACGTAACGGAAAACGTCTTCGTCCAGTTCGTCCGTTGACATTTTCCGCGTTCGTAACTTTGCGGCCGCCTTTAACTCGTCAATCGTCATAAGAAGCCGCCTTTCCTGTTATTGCTTACGCTGACGCCGGGCGTTTTACTCTGATGAAGCCATTGTGGGCCGCTACGGCACCGCCCGCGAAAATGTCCGCGCGGTATGCGATCTGTCCCTGCTTGAACTTATAATCAAGGGACTTTCTGGCGTCAATGTCAGAAAAGATCGCCATTTCGTAGTTGCTTAACGGCCCGTATGCCATGCAGTAAACGATCGCCTTTGTCTGTGCGTCTGTGACTGCTCCACAAGCGGAATTGATAACATACGGTACACCGTCGATCGTGCCGGTGTTTCCATGGTTTACAATGGTGTAAACCTTTCTTCCCTGCTTGTCGCGAAGTTTCGCGAAGGCTTTCAGGTCTTTCTTGTTCAGAACCAGAACTGCAGCGTCTTCCACGTCCTCGTCACCGCCGAAAGAATAAATAACTTCGTCCAGTGTTCCGTCGTCAACTGCGGTCATAGAAAGATCGGTTGCCGGATCGATAACCTGATCTTTTGTCTCTGTCGGGTTGTGAAAAATTCCCTTGAACTTTCCGGAAGTTCCGTCACCGATCAAGATCTGGCGGCTCATGTATCTACGGATCGCCTTTGTTACGGATCCTTCCACTACGCCGTCATAGTCTGCGTTCGGAAGTTTAATCATTTCTTCCGGTTCCTCGGTGTATGCGGTGATCTTCTGTTTCTCGATCGTTACATAGCCGAAAACGGGTTCTGTTGCGTTGTAGTCGCCGCCTTCTGCGGTGCCGCCTGCTCCGTCGCCGTAGGACTTAACATAGCCCCTCTGGTATGTCTCGCCGCCGTTTAACGGGATAGACGTTACGCGATCCACAAGGGAAGAAACGTCGTTAAAGGTTTCTTTCACATCTGCCGCGCTGTGTGTCGGTGTTACGGTCTGGCTGACAGAAAGGGCGTTCTTTACGCCGAATGTTTTCTTTGCAGAAAACTTAACCGCTTTTCCGTCTTTGATGTTCTGGCCGCGTTCCTCTCTGGCCTTGTCCTTCACTTCCTCGCCTTTTTCGCCGCCGGTCGGCTCTGCGCCGCCTTCTGCGTCTTTTGCGATACCAGCCAACTTCTCGCGGTTCTTTACGTCGTCCAGAATACCTGTGATCGTGGTTGCTTCTTCCAGAAGCGCGTCAAGGTCTTTTCCTGCTGCTGCCTGTGCCTGTGTGTTCAGGTCTTTCAGGCGATCTTTTAATTCTTTGACGCTCATTTTTACAAGATCTTCATATTTCATGCTTTATTCTCCTTCCATAATTGCTTTGACAGTAAGATCGCGGATCTCCTGTCTTTTTCTCGCGGCCGCTTCTTCTGCCGCCTGCTGCTCCGGATCGTGTCCGTCCTTTGCAATTTTTAATTTTTCCGGGACCTTGCAGTGGGCTTTCTTCATGTAGTCCCCGACTGCTGCCGCGTATTCCTTCGCTTCCGTGGTCTTTACCTCGAAATATTCCGCGGCTTTTTCCCCATTTAACCAACTTTCGGCGTCCATTAACGCTTCGATCTGGTCGATTGTTACACCTTCTTTCAGGTGTTCGGCGTATATGTTCAAAATTCCGGTTCTGATCTGGTCCAGATCGTCGGCCATTTTTCGCATATCTTCCGCGTTGCCTTCGCAATAACTCCACGGGTTATGGATCATCAAGAAGGCGTTTGAAGGAATTTTCGGTGGTTCGCTTCCTGCGAACGCAAGGATCGAAGCGATTGAACCGGCCAGACCGTCAACATAGACTTTCACGTTCGCTTTTGCTGCGTGGCGCTTAATCATGTTATAGATCGCGATCCCGGCAAATACGGAACCGCCGCCGGAATTAACGTAAACGTTCAGATCTTTTCCTTCCTGCTCCGAAAGGAAATTCTTGATCGCGTCCGGGTACTGGTCTTCGTCTTGCCATGCTCCCCACCAGTCGGAAACAATGTCACCGTAGAAATACAGATCCGCGCTTGTCTCCGTTTGATTTTTGAAAGTAAAACCTTTAAGTGTTGGCATTTCTTTTTTCACCGCCTTTCATAGTCACCGGCACGAACATTTTCAAAATTTGAATTGCCGTCGCCGCCTGCTGCCCTTCACCTGCTGCCGGCGGTTCTTCGGATCCGGATCCGGGACCTGCGCCGCCGTTTGCCTGTCCTGTCTGGTAAAGGCTTTGATCGTCTGCCTTCACATAGTTCAGACTTACCATTCTCACGTCACCGTCTTCGATCGGCTCATAATACATTAGTTCCCTGTATTCGTTGATCGTGATAATTCCGCGGTCGTACAGGGTAGAACCGATCGTGGCTCTTGTCTGTAACGTCGCGTATTGCAGCCGGTTAGAAGTGAAAATGATTTTGTTTCCGAAGCCGCGTTCGCGCTCTGTTAATAACTTGAAAGTAAATTCAAGGGATAACTGCAGGGCGATCGGCTCGATCACGCTTTCATAGAAGGCGTTCCACTCCGTTTCTGTGAACTTTGACATTAAAATGTTTTCGTTCACGTTGTAATAGCGGTATAGGTTGTCACGTAAATACTGGCTTTGTATCGTCGGAATGTTCGGCGTTCTCTGCGTGATTTCGTGAAACTCCATGGTATTATCAAGCCCGCCTATGCCGCCGTCGTTTTCGGCGCTCATGTATGCCGCCTGAAACTCCTGAACCTTCTTTTTCAGTTCGTCTTCGTCTGCGAAGTTGTTGTATTTCAGGTAGCCTTTTAAGTTTGCCGAATTTTTCACGGTATTTTTCAAGGCTTGCCCGGTGGCGTCCAGTAATTCAAGGGTTGTCTTTATCGCCTGATCCGGCGGTGTACCTATAAAGCGTTTTTTACTGAACCGGGCGCGAATATGGATCACGCTCTGATATGGCAATACATACGTTTTCCCGTCGTAGTCCCAAGTGAACCGGAATAAAATATTTCCGTCGTCGTCTTCATAGATCCGGAAGGAAGACACCGTAAGCGGTACGATCTGTTTTACCTTCGTGAAGTCCTCGTTATACATCACCGCCGCGAAGGCGTTCGACTTTCTAACCAGTGTCGCCGACATTTTGTAAAGTGCGTCGTATGCTGATAACTCCGGCGCCCACCTCAAAGAAAGAAGGCGGGCCAGATAGTCGTCTTTTATTGTCATTCCGCGGGCGTCTTTTCTCATAACCTGCGGCGTTAATTTCGCCACGTTTACCGCTATGCAATTTTCGATAGATCCTATAATGTCGCTATCGTCCAGACCGCCCCCGGCTGAATATTCACCGCGGATCGTGAAGATCGGGCTATACTTGAAACGCCTATAATTCAAAAAATCTTTTATAATTCCCGTTTGTCTTCACCCCCTGTTCTTTGTCCTGTAATTCCGGTTAAATTTCCATGCTTCAATCGTACAAAAAAAGATCGTGAAATTCTGACCTACTTTCAGGTAGCAAAAAAGAAGGCCGAAGCCCTCTTTTTACGCTGCGTTTGTAAGTTGTCTCCCGATCTCTTTGTGGAATTTCATTTTCACGGCCAACGCGTCGAAGATTGACACGGCGCCGTCTATGTGTGCGCGCTTTTCCAGTTTTACCGGCTTCATGCGGCTGTCGTTTATGTTAATATCGACGGCCACGTTCAGAAGGTGCGCGCGAAGAAGATTGTTTTCGCCCAGACAGTACGCCCCGTCTTTCAAGTCACCTTCAAAGGTATGTAATACCGGTGTAAGGTTTGTTCCCTGATATACGTCGTCCATGTGGAAGCCCGCTTCTTTCATTTCCTGCACCAGATAGCCCGCGCAATAACGGTCATAGCCTACTTTTAACGGTTTGATCTTGTAAACCTTTACAAGTTCAATAAACCAGTTAAACACGTCTTTGTAGTCCACCTGATGTTCTCCGGATATTTTCAAGAAGCCTTGCTGTTCAAAAATGTTGTACGGAACATTTTCTTCGTTGATCGCCACTTTGAAGCGTTCCCGCGGCATGAAGAATTTTGTAATAACATAGTTCTTCCCGTCCTTTTCGATAATGAGCGAAGCGGCCGTAAGGTCCGTCGTTCTGGAAAGGTCAATTCCTGCCACGCAATAGCACCCGCGGAAGTCTTCAAGGGTGAAGTTCTGTCCTGCTGCCCTTTCTACGTCCACATAGTCAAGCCATGCAATCGAAGAATTTTGTTTGATGTTACAAAACTTCGTCAAGAACTCCGCTTTTGCTGCAAGTGATTTCTTTGCAACGGCGATCTTGTCTTCGTAGTATTCCCACGATACGGAAACGCCCAAGTTCGGGTTTGACTTCTCTAATTCTTCGCGGGTGTCCCACTTCTCCACGTCGTCAATGATAAACAGGAACGGAAGAAGGCGTTTTTCCGTGTCGCCCTTTCCTCTGCCTTTCAGGAACGCCGTTGATCGCTTCATAAGTTCGTCGTAAATTCCGTCGTTCTCATAACCCGCCGTTGACGTTGACAAAATAAGCGGTTGTTTTCTGGCTCCCAGTGCTGACGCCATAACGTCGTATTGTTTCAAGCCCTGATCGCCCGGCCACGCTTCCATTTCGTCGTTTAGTACGAAATGCGGGTTGAAACCGTCGGACTTTTTAGAGTTGAACGCGATCTTCTTTATGGTCGTGTTGAACTCCTGAATATAAATATCCGAACGGCGTTTCTTGCTAATCTCGGAAAGTTCTTCGTCCTGCTGCACAATCTGATAAAATGCGTCGTATGCAAGATCGGCCTGTTCCAATTTTGGGGCCAGACAGTACAGTTTCGCGCCGTATTCTCCGTCTATATATGCCATGTATGCCATGATCGCGGCGGCGAATAGGGTTTTACCGTTCTTTCTTGCAACCACCAGAAAAACTTCCCTGAATTGCCGGTACCCGGTGTTTTTGTCCAGAATACCGAAGATCGCGGAAACGATCGCTTTCTGCCACAATTCCAACTTTAGAAGGTCGTTTCTGCCTTCCGAATGGTGACAGTAGTTTTCTATGAACTTGATCGCCTTGTTGGCCTTCTTTTGGTCGAAAACCCATTCCCCGTTCTTGATACCCTCAACCAGAATTTTATAGATCGCTTTGATCCATTTACCGGCCCGAATACGCCCCGACATGATCGCGTCGTGGTATTCAAAAATATAATTGTGTGCCTGCTTATTCATCACGAAGCGCCGCCAATTTTGAAACTTTTTTCTTCTCTTTTGGCGGTAAATATTCGATCAACTGGTTAATAATTTGGGTATATTGCCGCGCGTATTTTTCATAAATTGCCGTTGAAGGGTGGGCTTTTATGAATTTCTGCGAAGCGTTTTTCGTTTCGGTTGTCAGGCCTTCTTTTTTCAATTCTGTTTTGGCCTGCAGAAGTGCGACTTTCAGGAAGGCCGCTTCGTCAATCACTGAATTTACAAGGGTTCGTCGGTCCTCGTCTTCGATCCCCGCGAACATTTCAGAAAGTTTTGCTTTCTCTTTCTTTATCCTTCCTTCTGTCAGATAATTAGTTCTTTTTTGTGGTTTGTTTTTCGTTGTCGTCGTATTTTCTGGCATATTTTAACCTCCCTTCTATGTGCGCGCGACTTGCAGAGTTTTTTTGATC